TAGACAATGCCCGCGATAACTTGGGCGAGAACGCACCATTGCTTTGCAATATGACAGAGCAAGAAGCACTTATTTTGGCTGAAGATTTGATTCGAGCAGTTAAGTTTGCCCGCATTAGTCGTGAGGCTGGCACCACTTACCCATCATTGAAGGCGGTTAAGTAACTCAATGGCTAATCCCAACGGGCGCAAAGGCGCACAATTTGAAACCGATGTTATGCGTTGGCTTCGTAGTGCTGGTGCTTTTTGCGAAAAGTTGGCGTTGGCAGGTAAGGCAGATGAAGGCGATTTAGTCGCAATCATTGGTGGCAAGCAATACATTCTTGAACTCAAGAATCGTAAAACAATAAGTTTGCCTGAATTTTGGCGTGAAGCTGAGGTTGAGGCAGAAAACTATGCAAAGGCACGCGGTTTAGCCGAAGTTCCATTGCATTACATCATTCTCAAGCGCCGAAACGCTGGGATTGAAAAAGCCTGGGTAATCCAGGACCTTCAACAATGGCTGGATGAAAAACATTGAGAACTTTTGATTTCTTTGTTGATCTACCCCGATTTGATGAAGCAAAGTGTGCAGATGTTGAGGATAAAGACTTCTTTTTCCCTATCAACCGCGCACAAGAGGCAGAAAGACTGCACCAACTTAAAGCAATATGCGCAAGTTGTATTCACGAAAAGGAGTGTTTGGAGTACGCACTAGAAAAGCAAATTCCATACGGCACTTGGGGTGGCCAATCGCCAACCGAAAGAAATGCCGTTGTTGCAAAGGATGATTATGCCTTCAAAGGGATGGCGTTAATGATTATTCAATTGCATAAAAAAGGAATTCTTGCCAACGAAATTGCGGTTCAACTTCACACCTCACCTGGCTATGTCAGGCGAGTGTTGAAGAAGTTGGCTGCAACTGAACAAGGAGCAGATTCATTACACCAACAGACAAAAGACTCATCAAAAGGCTGGCACTGATCGTGGTGGTTAGCGTTAGCACTTCATTGATGGTTCAAACAATCGCAGCACCACCTGCAATACCTCAATTGGTTATCTACAAAGATCGACCACATTTGATGCAGGTAAATGCAAAAGAAGTAGCCCGCGAGCTACTGACAACCGAACAGTTCAAGTGCTTCTCATTCATAATGGGAAAAGAAAGCGCTTGGCAAGATAAGGACAACCCGACTAGCACCGCATCAGGTGTGGGGCAGTTATTGGATGGTACTTATCGCAATCTTGGAATGAAGCGCAGTAAATCAACTGTTGCCCAAACGATTGCAGCACTGGCCTACATAGGCCGCAAGTATGGCGCTGGTGGCCCGTGTGCTGCCAAAGCCTTTTGGTTAAAAAACTCATACTATTGATGGGGGTCACTATGAGCGTTGAATCAGGTATAGGCGTGGTGGATTTTGATGCCAACACTGCCGCTTGGCTGGAGCAGTATAAATCTGCCCAAGCCAAGATCAAAGAACTGCAAGAAGTTGCAGATGTAGCTCGCGCACACATCGAGCGAGCATTAGGCGATAATCAAGTGGGTATGTTCTTGAACCGCCCAGTTGTTCGCTATTCATTTGTTGAATCAAGGCGCTTTGACACCAAACGCGCCCGTGAAATCCTGCCTGCGCAGGTTATAGAGGCTCTTGAGGTAGTATCTACTTCCCGCAGATTCTCTATTGTGAACGAGGACAACTAACAAATGAATTTCACGCCTTTACACAATCCAGCACAACAGTTGGCCGTTGAACTCGGTGGCATTATTAGTGAAGCAAGTAAATGGTCTCCACGAAGCCAACAGGTGTACATCGGTCCATCTGAAGTAGGTCAAGAATGTGTACGCAGACTTGCCTACAAGTTGCTGGATTGGGATAAGGCAAATGAATCGGGTGGCGGTTCCTGGGCTGCCAATGTCGGCACCGCCATCCATTCATTTCTTGAAGGTATTTTTAGCACAATGCCTGATCGTTATGAGGTTGAGCAGAAAGTAAAGATTCGCGCAAATCTTTCAGGCACTATTGACCTTTTTGATATTGAAAAAGGTTATGTATTGGACTGGAAAACCACTTCACCTGCAGGTGTTAAAGCCAAGCGCAGTGAAGGTGCTACCAGCCAACAAATCACGCAGGTTCAGCTTTACGGTTACGGAAAAGCCCAGCAAGGTGTGCAGGTCAATAAGGTTGGACTTGTTTTCTTGCCAACTGGCGGTTCCATTGAAGATATGCACATTGAGTTGTTTGATTACGATGAGCAGGCAGCAATCGCCGCCCTTGCTCGCCTTGATTCAGTATATTCATTGCTATCTACCATTGATGTTGAGACAACGCCTGAAATGTGGGCATTGATTCCTGCTACACCAAGCCGAATGTGTATGTATTGCCCGTATTACCGACCTTTCAGCACTGATCTATCAGTTGCCTGCAATGGTGATACAGGTGTGTGAGCGTGATGGCTGCGGTTGTGGAATACCTGCCAAAACAATCAATGACATAGCCAAAGAATTGGCTGAACTGACACCACCAACAGAGTTAGAAACAAACTAACACCAAACCAAAAGAAACGGGGGAAAGCCAAATGGCTTTTTCAGCACCTAGCAATAACACAGAATCAGTAAAAGTTGCTGATTTGAACGGACACTTGCTCATCCTTGAACCAATTGAATTCAAAACAGGTATTCAAACTGTTCACGGCGAGGCAGATGCAATTGAAGTACGCATCAATGATTTAGATACTGGGTTCAATCACGAATCAGTGTTGTTCTTCAATGTAGCTCTTAAGAACGCATTAAAAAACAAGATTGGTCAAAAAGTATTGGCAAGAATTTCCACTGGAACTGCAAAGCCTGGAAAGTCAGCGCCGTGGATTCTTGTAGATGCAACAGGCGATGCTGATGCAGTGGCAAAGGCAAACGCATTTATTGGCAACGCGGGTGCGCCAGCGCCAGTTGCAGCGGCACCTGCCAGTGCTAATATCAATGACCCTGCAGTGCAGGCATTGTTAGCACAACTGGGAGCAAAACCAGTTAATTAAACTTCTTGAGGTGCTTGTCCTTTCTACCTCAAGAGATCGGCGTTGTAATGGTTACTAGACGGGAACACATCGGGGGATGTGCTAACAGGTTCGATTCCTGTAACGCCACGCAAGATTAACGAACGGGGGAATAATGCCATTTTATGAATTCACTTGCGATTGTGGGCATAAAGCCGAAGTGTTTTTTGAAATGAATGATGAGAAGCGCATCATCTGCGAAGGTTGCAAAAAGAAGTTGATGCAACGCAAGTATTCACTTGGGGGCATTGTTCTCAAGGGTGACGGATGGGGGAGCAAATGAAACTAATTAACGCAGATTGCATTGAAGCAATGAAGGCGATGCCTGATAACTCGGTGGATTCCATTGTCACCGACCCGCCGTATGAGCTAGGTTTCATGGGCAAGTCATGGGATGCAAGTGGCATTGCCTTCAACATTGAAGTATGGCAAGAGGCGTTGCGAGTGATTAAGCCTGGTGGCCACTTGATTGCTTTTAGTGGCTCTCGCACCTATCACCGCATGGCCGTTGCCATTGAGGATGCAGGGTTTCAAATCCGAGATCAGATTATGTGGGTGTATGGGTCGGGTTTTCCAAAGTCGCACAACATTTCAAAAACATTAGACAAAATGGCTGGCGCTGAAAGAAAAGTTGTTGGTAGCAGACCATTAACAGGTAATGGGAAAACACTCAAATCAGGATTTCATCAACCTGATGGCAGCGGTGCTGGCGAAACTATAAAGCAAGATGTATATGAATTTACTGAACCATCAACACCTGAAGCCCAACAATGGAACGGCTGGGGCACTGCACTCAAACCAGCACACGAACCAATGGTTCTAGCCCGCAAGCCGCTTGAAGGCACTGTTGCAAACAATGTGCTGACACATGGCGTTGGCGGGTTGAACATTGACGGTAGCAGGGTTGGTAATGAGGGTGGAACAAAACTTGAAGTTACAGAAAAAGATGCTGGTTTATTCTCGCCTGGAACTGGTTTATTAAAACGCGGATACGGAGAAGTTGTTGAAGGTTTAGGTCGCTTCCCCGCCAACTTCATTCACGATGGCAGTGATGAGGTAGTGGCGTTGTTTCCTTACAGTAAAAGCGGTGCAATGAATGGTGAATACAACAATACGATAATGGCTCAATCCAACGGGAATCGTGACGGAAAAACAATAAAACTTACACAACAAGCAAGCGAAGGCAGCGCCGCACGATTCTTTTACTGCGCAAAGGCAAGCAAGCGTGACAGGAACGAGGGGCTTGATGGGTTTGAGGCAAAGCGTGATCACGATGGGCGCAAGGATGGCGGGGTCGGTGGCGATAACCCACGCAACCGCACTAACAATGCAAAGCTAAATCATCACCCAACGGTGAAGCCAACATCATTGATGCAATACCTGGTTCGCCTGGTGACACCGCCAAATGGCATTGTGCTTGATCCGTTTATGGGTTCAGGTTCAACTGGCAAAGCGTGTGCCTATGAAGGTTTTGATTTCATTGGGATAGATCAATCGGCGGAGTATGTGGCAATAGCACAAGCACGCATTGACTTTGCATTGGCAGATAAATCCGATGAGTTGCCATTATGAAAGAAGAACTTGAAGGTTTAATTGCTCGCGCATTGTGGGAAGGTTACGAATACACATTGCCAGTATCACCTGCGACAATGGCAAAAGCCGTGATTGCGTACTTAGATGAAAAAGAGTTTTTTAAGGCGGTGCTAGGTGAGTGAACTGTTACCAATTGCCCTGCGATTTCTTACACAAGGCATTTCAGTAGTGCCAGTTGCAAATGACGGTTCCAAGCGGCCTGCATTTGCTTGGCAACGGTTCCAGCAAGAGTTGCCCATTGCAGATGAATTACTGATGTGGTTCAAAGATGATGTAACTGGCATTGGTGTTATTACTGGCAAGGTATCGGGCAACTTAGAGATGCTTGAACTTGAAGGTCGCGCCGTAGCTCAAAAGATGCACCTTGACATTGCAGAAATTGCAAACAACTCAGGGCTGGGCGATTTGTGGAACACACTCAACGCTGGTTATGTTGAGATCACACCTTCAGGTGGGCTTCATTGGCTTTACCGTGTATCCAATGGGCAGTTGCCAGGCAACACAAAGTTGGCACGCAAACCTGGTGAAAACGGCGGGGTTGATGTGTGGGCGGAAACTAGATCAGAGGGTGGCTTTACCATCACCGCACCTTCAGGCGGCACCACTCACCCAAGCGGGGGCAATTGGACACTGATAGGTGGCTCAATTGAAACCATCCCGACAATCACAATGGAGCAACGAGCCGCGCTTCATAACATCTTTGCAATGTTTGATGAGATGCCTAAAGCTGAAAGTCTGCAACAAGAAGTTGCCACAAAGCACGATGGAATTCTGACACCTGGCGATGATTACAACCTACGCACAACCTGGGAAGAATTGCTATTGCCTCTTGGCTGGGCCGTTGTCTATCGCAAAAATGAGGCAACGATTTGGCGCAGACCAGGCAAGGCCGAAGGCATCAGCGCCACCACCAACTTCAACGGCAACGATAAGTTCTATGTATTCTCAACTAGCACACAGTTTGATGCAGAAACTTCATATTCCAAGTTTGCATTTTACGCCACGCTCAAACACGGTGGAGATTTCAAGGCAGCAGCCAATGATCTGCGAAATCAAGGCTACGGGGCGCAGGGGCTTAATTCTTTTGATTCAAGCAATTCACTGATGCCCACAAACTCACTACAAAGCCCACCACAAGCCACACAAGGCGATTTAAGCGATGATGAATCCAGTTGGAAACCAATCCAACTAAAGGATTACTTTGACGGGTTATTTCAGGCACCCATTGCAACAATCTTAAAGCGCTCAGATGGTCACGGCCTTATCTACACGGGTCGAGTTCATTCTATTTATGGTGAGTCAGAATCAGGTAAATCATGGGTAGCACAGATTGCCACCGCTGAATGTTTGAAAGCTGACAAAAAGGTGATCTATATAGATTTTGAAAGCGATGCAATTGATGTGGTGAATAGACTCAAGGCACTTGGCGTGAGTCGAGCCAACCTGTTGCAATACTTCACTTACATCCGCCCTGACGGTCCACGCGATGCCGATGACCCTTACTGGCAAGCCATCCTTGAACCTGATTCGGCTGAACTGGTCATTATTGATGGTGTCACCGAATCCCTGACAATGTGGGGTGGCGAGACTAAAGATAATGATGCCATCACCCGTTGGATGCGCATATTTCCAAGAACAGTAGCAACCGCCAGTGGCGCTGCCGTTGTGCTTATTGATCACATCACAAAGAACGCTGAAACACGGGGGCGGTTTGCCATTGGCGGTCAGGCCAAGTTAGCAACCATTGATGGCGCTGCCTACCTTGTGGAGCCTCTTGAGGCACTTGCCCCTGGTAGAACTGGAACGCTCACAATGAGAGTTACCAAAGATCGCCCTGGGTTCATCCGCAAGATTGCAGGTATGTGGCGCAAATCAGATAGAACCCAAGAGGCTGCAGTTTTCACGATTGATTCAACCAGGGCGCAGATGGAGTATGTAATTGGTGTGCCAATAGCCGAGGACGAGCTAGAGAGCAACAAAGAGTTCAAGAAGCAAAAAGAGGTTGCCGAGTTTATCCACAATCATCCAGGCGCTTCACGGCGATTGGTGGCTGAAGGAATTACTGGTTCAAAGGATGCCATTGGCGAGCGATTGTCGGACTTGGTGGCAGGTGGCTGGGTCGAAAACCGTGGCAATGACAGGTCATTTATTCTGTACATCACTGACCTAGGCAAGAGCCATTTCAACCTTTTAGATGCCGAAATTACACAATTGAAGGTGAACTGAGGTGTACCGTACTGTACCTTTTGTGTACCTTTTTATTTTAGGTACACAGGCAGTTTTGAGCGTGATCGGTGTGCGTACTGTACCGCTTATGTATATAAGCGGTAATAGGTACACCATCACACTCGGTACAGGTACGCCTAATGAGTGAGTTAGATTTCAAACCGATTACTTGCCACAAATGCGGCAACCTAGTGTGGGCAGGGGTGTCAGCAACTAGCCGTTGCGACATCAAACTTGATACAGACCGACTCAACATCATTCAAGAGATTGAAAAGTTATCCACAGGCATTGGAACCTACGAAATCCATCGCACCAGCCAATCCTTTGAAGCTACCCGTAGGACACCAGTCAGGATGGGTGCTAAAGAGCCAATCGTTCTTGCCACCCACACCTGCAGGTCAATGACCATCTTTGTGCAAGAGCCACCTGAATACTTCCCACGACCACAAACCACAACAACAAGTGAGGTGCCATTTTGAACTGCAACATCTGCCAGCGCTCGACCCTTGACAGTAAGGCGTGCAAGAGTTGTTACCTCAACCTTTGCCAATGGCTAAGAGAGATACCGCAACTGCGCCGTGAGTCTGAGCATTTTGTAACCCCTGGTAGGTCAGGCAGTGGCGCAGTCAGCGCCGAGCGCAGTATCGGTGTCAATGTCAACGCCCTTGATTATTCAATGGCAGGTGAGTTATTAGGCATCTTGCATAGTTGGGAATCAATGATTCGTAGCGCAAGGCGGCTGACACCGCCTGCCTTCTTGCGTAAGAAGCCAACGATTGACCAAGAGGTGCAGACTGCCTGCGACTTTCAGATAGCTCACATCTTGTGGTCAATAGATCAGGATTGGATTGCCGATTTCTACATTGAGGTTAAAGAACAACACTCAAAAGGGTTGGCTGCTGCAAAGCGCTTTGTGGAACAACCGCGCAGGATTCCTTGCCCTACTGATGATTGCCATAAGTTTATTGTCATTGATGCCGATGACCTGTTGAAAGATGTCACTTGTTATGGCTGCAAAAACTCTTGGTCAGTGCTTCGATTAGTGGCTCTTGCGATGAGCAATCCCCACCGCAAATTCTTTCTTGATGTTGAGGCAATTGGGCTATGGCTTGGCATCACGCAACGCCAGGTGTATAAGATTATTAAGGCCAACGATATAGAACGCAAGGGTGCGTTGTATGATTTGGCAGCAGTCATTGCCAACAGATAAAACTTGACAGAAAAGTTCACAATCTCTTGCTACACTTTCGTTAACAGGTATTGCCATCCACTTAATCAGCCCAGCCAATAGGTTTGGGCTTTATTCATTTATGGGATAGGTATGGATACCGAGACAATACAAGAGATAGATGAGGCGTTATCACACGCCGTAGATACTCGCTCCAAAACAATTGATTCAAAGAAACACATCGTTGATAGATTTATTGACGATCTAC